GTTGGCTGCGTCCGCCGCTGCCGTCGCTGTCACCGAAACAGTCGCCAGGCTGCTACTCTCCGATGCCAGTGCGAGCGATGCCGCTGCCCTTGCCGAAGCCATAGCACGAATGCTGCTTTCGGATACGCGCGTAAGCGACGGTATGAGCGTGGCGGAATCCCTTGATGTGGTGGTCAGCACAGCCGCGATTTCGGCGACTGACACGATTGGCGTCACGGAGACAATCGCCGTTCGCCTAGCGAGCTACGTGGCAGTCGTCGATAGCGCTACCGCGGCTGAGGCGATTGCGCTGGCGACAGGGCCATTAACGCCGGCGGCAGGCGACGCCGTTGCGGTTACGGACGTGCCGGCCCAGCATCTGGAGAGCTACGTCGTCCACGGCGACGCCGTGAGCCTGACCGAGATGGTGCAGCGGCTGCTGCTGACCGATGCCGGCGTAAGCGATGCCGTGGCTTTGCAAGAGACAGTCGCGGCGGCTCTCCCCGCTGCACAGGCTTCGATAAGCACAGCGATCACTGTGGCAGAACAGGTCCAGGCGCTGTTGCTCTCTGCCATCAGCGCAAGCGACACCGTTGCTACGACGGAAGCATTAGCTGCGATACCTTCCTCAATGATCATTGCCGCTGTCGAATCTGTCGCCACGGGTGAGCAGATCACAGTGCTCATTGTCGGCGACGAGTTCGTTGTCAATCGCAGTGAAGACGTAACCGTTGCCGAAGGCGTCACCGTGGCGCTGCCGGCGGCGTCGGTTGCCGCCAGTGATGCGGTAGCCGTGACCGAGGGACGGTCTCTGGAAAGCCAGGTCGCCGCCAGCGCGTCTGAAACGATAGTCGCCACCGATGCTTCGCTGATCGCCACCGGCAACCTGGCTGCCATCGCGACCGATGCAACTCTAGCCAGCGAAGACAGTGCGCTTCGCCTGCTTAGCCATGTAGAAGCGTCGGAGCCGGTCGTGGTCGCCGAAACCGTTGCGCTCGCGCTGGGCGCCCTGACGATGGCGGCCAGCGAAGCGGCGGCAGTTGCCGACACCAGCCTGTTGCAGATCGGAATATTAGTCGTATCCACTGCCGAAACGCTGGCCGTTACCGAAGCGGCTAGCGCAGCCGGCGGCCCAGCCCTCGCCGTCGGCGAGGCGACGAGTTTGAGTGAGGCGGTTGTAATACAGGTCACTGTGGTCATTGCCGCAGTGGACGCTGTCACACTCGGCGAAGATCTGGCCCTTAGCCTCATCAGCAACAGCAGCGCCGTCGATGCCATTAGCCTGCTGGATACGCCGGCGGTAACGATTGCCGGCGATATTCGGATAGCCGGCGCCATCCTGGTTAGCGAATCAGCGGTCGCGGCGCTGGACACCCTTGCTCTGGTAGTAGTTGAAGCCGTGGCGGTCACGGAGGTGACCGCCCTCATCGGCGATATTGCAGTTGTAGCCACGGAGGTGGTCACTGTCGCCGCATCGCTCAGCCTGGCGACCGCCCTAGGTGGTATCGTTATCGCCGAAAACGTGATGGCTGTCGAAGTCGTCAGTCTGTTAGCGGATCTGCAGGTGGCCGTCATTTCCGCCATTACCGCTACCGAGAGCCACTCAATCCTCCTGCTCAGCACGATTGAAGTGGGGGACGCAGTGCTGCTGCTGGATGGGCCGGCGATGCCGCCGTTGGCACTGGGCGCAACAGCGGTAGAGACTGTGGGTCTGATCGAAATCTTGACGGTTCTCTTTTTCCCGTTGCTGGATGCGTCGCTCTCGGACCGAGCCGTATTTGGCGCAGTGTTGACAGATGCGCTGCGCCATCGAGTTACCTTGTCTGATCGAAGTCAGTAGGAGATGTTATGAACGAAAAAATGAAGGCATTGGCCGAAGGAATGAAGGCATTGGCCGAAGGAATGAAGGTACGTGGATTCTTCCGTGTCAATATCGTGAATGAGGATGGCAGCCTGCATGGTGATTCCGGCTGGCAAGAAAACCAAATCACCAACGACGGCTTTAATAATTTCCTCGCCAAGCTCCTGGGCGGTATTAGCGGCAGTTCGCAGATCACCCACATGGCGCTGGGTACCGGCGGTGCGCCGGCGGCCAGTGACACTACGTTGGCCGGCGAGGTCGTCAAGCGCGCGGCGGTAACGGCCGCCAGTTCCAGCAACAGCAAGGCGGTGCAGTTCACGGCCACCTTTGCCAGCGCCAACAGTTTTGTAACCGACACGCGCAACATTAGCAATGTGGGGCTGTTTGCACGCAGCGAGGGCGGCGGCACCTTATTCGCAGGCAACACCTTCGCCTCCAGCTCGTGCGCTACCAACCAATCCGTCAACGCTACCTACACTATTAACTTTTCGTAAGGGGTGCTATGGAAATTACGCAGTTGCTACAAGAGCGTTCAGGGATCCGGCTCGACATTGGGTGCGGCGCCCATCCGCAACCGGGCTTTGTCGGCATGGATATCCGTCCCTTACCGGGTGTTGATATCGTTCACGACATTGAAGTCTATCCGTGGCCGCTGCCGGATGAATGTGTCTTGACTGCCGTCGCCTCACATCTAGTCGAGCACATTGCGCCGGCACGCTTTGGCTTTATCCGTTTTATGGACGAAGTCTGGCGCGTCCTGACGGTGGGTGGGGAGTTTGCGATTGCTACGCCGCATGGCTATTCGCCGGGCTATCTGCAAGACCCGACCCATTGCAATCCATGCAATGAAGCAACGTGGGCCTACTTTGACCCCTTTGAGCCGAATACCCAGGGCGCGCTATGGGGCATCTATCGCCCCATGCCGTGGCGCATCAAATATCTCAGCTGGGATCCATCCGCCAATATTGAGGTTATTCTTGTGAAGCGCGATTTAGAGGAGATTGAAAATGTCTGAAAGATCATCATCTCCCGTGCGCGACTATCGAACTATCGTCCAGGACAGCGGCGATCCGGGCTATGTCAACCGGCTGCTGGTGGCCACGCCTGTTACCGGGTTAGTGCGCATTGAGTGGGTACAGGCGCGCTATGGGCAGATCATCCCCACCAACTGGAGCGTGGTGCAGATGCTCCAGTTTATGAACAGCTACATGCCCTTGCGGTATCAGGTGGCCGATGCACAGAATATGATTGTCAAAGAAGTGGTAGAAAAGGAATTCGAGTGGTTGCTACTCTTGGAGCATGATACGCTGCTGCCGCCGGATGGCTTTATCCGCTTCAATGACTACATCCGGGAAAAGCGCGTGCCGGTCGTCAGCGGGCTGTACTATACCCGTAGCCGGCCTTCGGAACCGCTGCTTTACCGGGGGCGGGGCACTAGTTACATGGACGGCTGGCAACTGGGCGACAAGGTCTGGGTTGACGGCGTGCCCACCGGCTGTCTCCTTATTCATGCCGGCATCCTACGCGAGATGTGGAAGGACAGCGAAGAGTACGCCCTGCATGGGGTCAGGACGCGTCGCGTTTTCTCTACGCCAGCCAACGTCTGGTTTGACCCAGAGTCTGGTCAGTTCAACACCAAGACCGGCACCAGTGATCTGGAGTGGTGCGCGCGGGTCATCGCAGGCAACTACCTGGCTAAAGCCGGCTGGCATGAGTATCAGAATATGCGCTGGCCCTTCCTGGTGGACACCAATATCTTCTGCCGGCATATCAACAATAACGGAGAGCAATTCCCATGATAGACAAATTCAAGCTGACTGATGCGTCTCAACTGCCGGTGCGGATAGGCGATGTCCTGGAAGTGATTGCCGTCCATCCCGATACGGTGGTCTTGCAACTGCGGCATCGGTCGGCGCCGGCCGAGACCTTGGGGGTACGCGTGACCGAGGCGGTTGTGACCAGGGAAAAGCTACATGGCTAACGCTTATGATGTGGGCGACCTGGTGCGCTGTACGGCCGTGTTTGCCAACAGCAGCGGGGTGGCGCACGACCCGGATGCGGTGTACTTCCGGTACAAGACGCCGGCCGGCGTTGTCACCACCCACCAATATGGTGATGATATAGCGGTGGAACGCAGCACGACCGGAACGTACCATGTTGACCTAGATATCACCGTGCCCGGCCTCTGGTACTACCGTTTCTATGCAACGGGCGAAGGGCAGGCCGCGGGAGAAGCGTGGTTCCAGGTGCGCCTTAGTCAGTTCGGGTAAGGAAGCGATGATCACCGCTATCTACAACTATCTGGTCGCCGACGTGACGCTCATGAATCTGTTGACTGGGGGGCTGTACCTGGCCGACCAGGTGCAGAGCATCAGCCGCCAGCACACGCCGGCAGCCTATGATGCCAACCAGGAAATCTTGCCCTGTGGGCTGCTCAAAGAGGAGACTATCACTCCCTGGGGGCCGCATCCCGACGGCGCCCGCCGGTACGTGACAGTGTGGCTCTATCAGCGCTATGGGTATGTCGCCACAAAGGCGGCGCGGCAACGCATCTATGTACTGCTGCACCGGCAGCGGCTGGCGCTGGACGGTTTCTGGCAGATTGACCATGCCACCGATCTACCTAACCTGGATGCGCCGGGCATGGACGCTGCGCTGGAAATGAGCCGGTACGTGGTGCATGAGGAGCGAGCATGACCATCGCGTATGGGGAAGCGGCCTTTGGGTTGCGGGAAGTAAAGCTGACCAACCTCGATGGGTCCGGCGCCATTGCGCTGCCGGCTGCCATGATGATGCATTTTACCGAACGCATTCAGACCGAGGAGTTTTTTAGCGAAGGGATGCTTTTGGCCGCCCGCTCCTTTACTGTCGGCGTAGACTGGGAACTGGAGGCCGGCGGCATTAGCCTGGCCGCCTACGCCAAGCTGACCGGGCGCAGCGCTGTCGATGCCGGCACTACGCCCAATCGCACCGTTACGTTGACCGCTGTCAACGGTGCGGAGTTTCCCTATATTCGCATCTATGGGCGGGCAACGGATGACGGCACGGGCGACATCCACGCCAAACTCTATCAATGTAAACTGACGGCAATCGAGGGCACCTTCCGTCAGAACCAATTCTGGGTCACTAGCTGCGCCGGCGTGGCCGTCAGCGGGGCGGCGGGGTTCTATCAGTTTATTCAGCATGAAAGTGCGCAGGCACTATAGTTCAAAGGAGTAACATGGTATGGCAGGATTTGGAGACAAGCCGTATGGGTTGCGCGATGTCAAGGTGACCAATATCGGCGGCACGAGCCAGGTTGATTTACCGGCCGCGCTCACGCTGAAGTTCAAAGAGACGCTCAACAGCGGCCAATTGCGCGGCGACGACAGCATCCAGAGCGTGGTGGCGATCACAGACGCCGTGGAGTGGGAACTGGAGGCCGGCGGCATCAGCCTGGAAGCGCTGGCGATTATCACCGGCAAAGCCGCCACCGCGGCCGGCACCACGCCCAATCGCACAGTAACCATGCTATCCCAGGCGGGCGACAACTATCCCTACTTCAAAATTTATGGCAAGAGTGTAGGCGACGTATCCACCGACGATATTCACGTCAAGCTCAACAAGTGCAAGCTTACGGAAGGGATTGAAGGCGAGTTTAAGGACGGCGAATTCTTTATGACCAAGTGTTCCGGGATTGCGATTGATCCCGGCGCCGGCAACCTCTGGGAAATCGTCCAGAATGAGACGGCTGCGACCTTACCTAGCAGTTAAGGCAGGAGGAGGCTAGGACCTATAGGATGGAGAAGACCTATAGGTCCTAGCAGAAGGAGTAATGATGAATCTAGAAGAGTGGCGG